TGATCGCCTCGTTGCGCCGGAGCAGCTCGCGGGTCTGGGCGGCGCCGCCACGCACCGGACGGCCCTCACGCATGCCCAGGGTGGACAGCCCGAGGTAGCCTTGGTTCTCCTCGTATTGGCGTTGGAGTTGGTCGGTGGGAACGGACTCAAGGGAGTCTGGCATGGCTTGGGCGCGCAGGGCGACTAATGGCTTACCAAAACGCTGGCTTGGCGGGAGGACATTGCCAGCCTCGTCACGCAGCACAGCGTCTGCTGGCTTAATGATGGACGGATCAAGCACAGCGTAGGTGTCGTAGCCGCGCTCCTTGATGTGGATGATTTGGTAGCCCTGCTCCTTGATGGCATCCATCACTCCGGGTTGCTCAAGCACGCCCTCGCCATATTGCCAGTCATGGAACGGATAAACTTGGTCACGGTCTGGAAGCTCAATAAACGGCAACTTCTCTTCCCACGTCTTGCCCTTCCATGCGGTCCTTGCAAGGTCAACGCCATCGATGGATAGCACGCGGTGATCCTTGAACGATCCTTTGTCGATAATATCCGGCGTCAGAAAATACGGACGCGACGCATCAAGGTCTGAAGGCTTGTAATTGATCGGCCCCTTCAGCTCCTGCACATACTCCTTGTTTTTGGAAAACCAAGCGGGCGTGCGGAATGTTGTGAAATCTTCAGCCGTCCTCTTGTGATGCCAGAAAGGGCGAACCTTGCCCTTGGTCACATGCTCAAAGAATAGGCTCGGCTTGATGGCGTCTTCCATGATCTTGCGCGCAGCATTCTCATCGCCACGCTGCACGGCTGCCATGTAGTCGCCATCCGGCATCCCATCACCCCTACCAGAAGCCGCCACATCCGGCATCCCCTGAGCCTCCCGCGGGATCTGCTGGGGCATGCGGTTGTTGTCTATGTCCGTCTCCATGTCCACCGGCGGCTTGGGGTCGTCGGGCATGGCGTTGCGGTTGGCGCGGTAGACATCAAACTCGCCGCCGGTCTTTCCGGTCGGCACGATGGCGTCGATGCTGTCGAGGTGGATGGTCTTGTAAGCAGTGCCCTTGCCGAAGGCGCCGACCAGCGGACCATCGCCGATGCCGATCAGTCCGTTGAGGATGTTGGCGCGCTCGGGTCCGACCGAGAAAGCACCACCCTTGCCGCGCCGTTGATCTGTGAGGTGGACCGGCAGGTCATCCATGATCGCCTTGAGGTTCCAATCGTATTGGGCCAGCGCCGGGTTCTTGTCAGCGATGGCTTTCATGGCGCGGTTGCGAAACTGCGTCATGTCGAGCCAGCCCCACATGAGTGTGCCGTCTTTCTTGGCGACAAAGTTGCCGTGCAGCGCCTCGCGGTTGACGGCGCTGGTGTTCTTGATGCCGTCCTTGAACACGTCTTTTGACTTGCCCTTGGCAAAGAAGCGCACCTGCAGCGTCTCGCCGATATCGTCCGCGGCGTTGATTTTGCGCAGGATGTCGTGGAAGGGTTTGTATTGCGGGATAAAGAAAAACGAGTCGGGCAACCGGCGTCCGCTGGTCTCAAGGCGTCCATCGCGGCGGCGGCGCATGCCGAAAGTCTGATCGTCCGCCGCGGCGACCTCCTTGGATCGGTTGGACATCTCGCGCACTGCTTGCTGGCGCGCTCTCACGGTCGGCTTAATCTCCTTGTTCCAGTCCTTCGGCGTCACGCTGCCGTCCGGGTTCTTGACCGCAAACTCTGTCTCCATGCGCCCGCGCCCGTAATCCTTCCAAGTCACGTTCGGGCTGTCTGCCGTCTCACGCACGTTGCCGGTCTTTGACAGCGGCACGCCAGGATCAACCTCATGCGTCGGGTCATTGATCCAGCGCCTCCACTGCTTAACGTAGTCCTCGTAATTCTTCATCACGACCGGATCGCCGGCCGCCACACGATTCTCCTTGAAGATCTGGTCACGCCCCATCGGCTTGCCAGTCTGCGGATCGATGTCGATACCGGTCATGTGCAGGGCGCGCGACTGGGCGCCGAGCAGGTTCTCAAAGAACGACACCGGGTTGGCTCCGAGCGGGATATTGCGCCGCGCCCGGTTCATGTCGATGTTGGCGTTGCGGAACTCCTCGGCGAAGATCTCCTCGCGCAGCCAATCAAGGCCATCCGCGCTGCCCTTGATCATGCTGCCCTGCGACAGCTCGTTGACCTTTGCCGTGATCGCCGCGGGGCTTGGCTCGATGTTGATGCCCTGCTTGGTGTTCTCCGCGCGCACCATCGTCGCCGCATACTCGCTGGCCATGTTGCGCAGCGCATCCGGTGCGTAGCGCGCATTGATCTCGGCATGCACCGCATCGATCTGGTCGGGCGACAAGGCGCCGCCACGCAGGACGGCGTGTCCGTATTCGTGCGGGGCCAAGCCATTGCGGCGGCTCTCGGCATTGACAAAGACGCGGGCGCGGCGTCCCTCGGACGGCTGCAAGAAGTAAGCGCCCGCACCGTTCTGCCCATTCGCCTCGGCGTTGAGCTTGAAGTCCGTAGCGTTGAGCGGCACTAGGTCAACCTTGTCGCGGAAGAAACCTTGATAGGCTGCCCACTGCGCCAGCTCGTCGAACGACTTGCCGCGGACAAAGGCCGAGACATCGCCGCCCGCCATCTCCACCTCGGTAAGGAACGCGGACACTTCGCGGTCGGGGTTGAGGACAAAGCCGCCAGGACCGTCTTGGAATTGCGTCCCAGGGCGAATGCGATTGCGCATGATCTCGCCGCCGAGTCCGCTGCCCAGCTCGTTGCCCGCTTGGACATCAACCAGCATGCGGGCGATGTCGCTGTTGGCTTCCTCGCCTCGGCGCATATTGGCCTCGGTGAATCGGCTTGCGGCACCACCAACGGCGCCAAACAAGCCGCCAGCCGCAATCATCTGTCCTGCGCGCTCTGGGTCATCGCTGGCCAGCGCACCGGCAATGAACGGAGCGTTTAGCGTGATGCCCTTGGGCACGCCCGCCGCTGTGTCTCTGGCAAGTCGAGCGGTCTGTACGAAACGGTAGTCGCTTAGTTTGTCAAAAACGGCGCGGGATGTTGGCGACAGCTCAAGGTTCTTTGCCAGGCGCGCCGGAGTTGACTCCATGGCGCGGTAGCGAGAAGGACTCTCCAGCACCTCGCGCACCGACTGAGGCACGGCAGGGTTGGCCGCCACAGCAGCTCGGGCGCCGGCATCAAGCCCGCGGCTAGGGTCAGCCACCTCCTTGAGCACGGTCTTGGTGAATCCTGATGCGGATCGGAGCTGCCGCGCGACATACATTCCGCCCTTGTATCCGCTGTAGAGATTGGCTGCAGTCCACGCCAAATCCTTGATCTCGCTCGGCGTCCCCTCAAATGACGACACGCCAGCGGCCACACCGTAAGCGCCGCCAACCTTGGCCGTGGTCTTACCGGCGTCGATTGCCGCCTGCATAGCGGTCTTCTGCGCCACCGCATCGGCTCCGGTTCCGCTAGTCACTGCCTTGACAAACTTGGCGCGAAGCGCGGTGTCCACGTCCACCGGGAACCCGGCGATAGCTTCAACCTTCTCTGCGGCCTTGGAAATGCCTGCGGCAACCCTTCGACCAACGCCCCAAGTGCGCGCAGAGCCGCCGATGGGAATGGCTGCCTGGGCGGCGAGCAGTGCCAACTCAGTCTGCGCTTGGTTTGGCTCCACAGAATCCCAGTTACCGCTGGCCAGAGCGGCCAGAAGTTCCGGCGGCGCCTTGGCCTTCATGTCCTCAATCGACTGGGCGCCAACGCCCATGCGGTCCAAATACTGTCCGTAACGGTAATCCTCGAGGTCTTGCTCGTTTGTCGGAACCAGCGTCATGCCCTCCTTGGCAAATTGCCGTATGCCAGCTTCCGGCGCCACCGGATTGATGATGCCGTCGCCGCTGATGACGTTGTTGCCGCCGCTCGCCGCGGGCAGCATGAGCGGCAGTCCGGTCTTGTTTACAGCGACAAACTGCCCGGTCTCCTTGACGCGATACTTCGGTTCATGCGTCAGATTGAAAATGTCTTGGTAGGTCTGCAGGCCAAACTCGGTGGAGAGCCGCTTGATTGTCGCCGCGGCCGTTGCGTGCATCTGCCGTTGCGACTCAATAGGGGATGCAGCGTAAGATGTCGCAGCAGCAATCGGAGCAGAGATGAGATACGAGCCAGCGCCATAAAGGGCATTGGCAGCCCAGACGATGCCGTCCTTCAGCGAATCAATCTGACCAAATTCCATGGGCAGCCGACCATCTTTGACCATCTCGGAGCGGCGCTGCGTTGCGGCCTTCCACAAATCTTTCGGAAGCGGCGGCTGGCTTGCGTCGAACATCGACTCGGCCGCAATATCCAGCATCTGGTCTGGCGAATACCTTTTCGGTCGATTTGCTTCGGCGATGGCCAACGCTTCCTCTGGCTTATAGCGCGCACGCACCCTAGGCTGAGTCTCGGCTTGGCTAGGATACAGCATCGGACTTGCGCCCTCCGGCCTCGTTGCGCCGCCCTCTGCGCCTGTTGGGTAGTTGCGAGCCGCCTGCAGATAGGACGGCATGTACATGTCAGCGTTACGCGTTGACGCCGCGCGCTGCTGGACCGTCCCTAGATTGTAAAGCTCGCTGCCCTGCGGCTCGGCCTGAGCGACAGACGGATCAAGAAACGGCGATACCGGCTGCTCGCTCGGTAGAACGGCAACAGCCGGTTCGCCTTGCTGCGTTAGCTCCTCTGGCTTGTATCGCGTTTTCGCCATTATTCTGCCTCATAGTAGGGCTGACCGTTGTTCTCGGTCGGGTCAAATGCGGGGTTTTCCGGCGTGATCAGAACAACACGCTCGCCTTGCTTGCCGCGCATTACTGGAAGCAATGGCGCTTGCTGCTGCTTGGCCGCTTGGGCGTCTTGCTGCTGCTTTTGCCCCGAGTCGCGCTCAGAGACAAGGAGACCGAGGTCTTCCTCAAAGCCGCCGACATCAAGGCCGGCTTTTTTCATGTTCTCAATCTGCGCAATCTTTGAATCGCGCAGCAGCGTCTTGAGGTTGGCCATTTTTGTTCTAGAGATATCTGGAGTATCAGAAAGTGTTGGGAGCATCGCGCGGTAGCGCGCCTCGTCGGTAGCTGTAATTACGCCAACCTCATTGAACACGCCTCGAGCCATGGGTGTAACAACGCCCGTTGTTAGGGCCGCAATTTCCTGCGCCTGCTTGTCGTATGGATTAACGCCTCGGGCCTTACCATAAAATGGCCCGCGGTCCTTGTCTGGAACGCCCTGCACGCGCGAGTCCAGCATCTGCAGCGTGTTGGCCACGGAATCTAGCTGCGTTAACTGAGACACCTGCTCGCTGGTCATCGGCTTGCCGCGCTGCGCTGACCTTTCGGTCGCCGCCTTGCGCTCATCGGCAAGAATCGACTGAGCTGTCTTTGCCGCGTCGGCGGGAGTCGGGCTGATGCCAGAAATCCACTTCTGCTGCCACAGAGCCTTTTTGCTTTCATCCCAGCCTTCGCTGTAAGGCTCGTCCAGGAAGCTAAGGTCCATCTGTGTGCCGGTCGGAGCTACGGCAAAGCTGGCGGGGTCTTCAATAACTGGAGCGCCGCCATACATGTATTCGGGCGCATCAAGCGCCGCGCCGATGTTTTCTTCTTCGTCCATAGTTTATTTAATTGGCGGCAGGCCGCGGCGTTGGCGGTCGCGGTTGATGGCATCGATTGAGCTTTGCCCGCCCGGAATTGATGAGCTTGGCGCAGTCATCGGCGCCCCGCCGACCGCCGGCAGGTTCTCATCAGCCACAGGAAGATCAGGCTCAACAGGCGCCATGCCGCCGCCGGTCGGCGTGTAGGTGCCCTTGCCGGCGGCCAGATCGCGGGCGTTGTCTAGACCCGCACTTACATATGGCGCTCCTTGGCGAACGCTGGCATTCATCCCGGCAATCCCGAGCTGTGAGATCGCGCCAAGGTTGTCCAAGATGCTCATCGAGGCCAGCCGGCGCGTCCGCGGGTCCATGCCCTCAAGAGCAGAGGATATCTTTTTCATCCCGGGGTACATCTGGCCGATTGCGCTGATGGCATCAAAAGCCGAGTCAGCCTGGGCGTTGGCCTGCATGCCGCCAGCGATGGTGCCTCCGATTGATTTGAGCGCACTGCCAATATCCTGGCCAAGCTGTCCCATCATCTGCGCATTGGTCTGTGCGGCGCCGAGCATGCCTTGAGCGCGGATTGCGCCGCTTTCGTCATTCACTGTTGGATTGTAAGCAAACATAGTTTTATCCTTTTTGTTAAGCCGCCTTGGCAGCCATGAGTTCCTCGGCAAGCGCGGCGCCGATGACCGCTGGCTTGATGGCCAGACGCTTTGTTCCCTTGTAATCGACTTCGGCGACAGCCTCTGGCAGAACTTTTTGCACGTCTTGTGCCATAAAGCCGACGCGCTTTTTGTCGTCGCCCTTGTAGCTGTATTCGTAGGTCGTCAAGCCAAGCACGCTGCCAGCCTTACCGAGCGGCTTGATGTCCTTCTTCATGCGTTTGTCGGAGAACATCGCCGGAGCAAACTGCGCGGCACCGACCAAACCGCCCGCTTGGATTCCTCCTTGGATTGCGCTGCCGAGCATGCCCATACGGGCGGCATTGTTCATCGCGCTGGATTGCATCCTCGCCGCTTGTAGTGCGGATTGGTTGTTCATGTAACTGTTGAATCTCGAATCGAGCATGTTCGCATTCCAGCTCGACACGTTGCCCGCCATCTGCTGGGCGTTGCCCCAGGTGTTCGCAAATGCGTTGGTCAAGTTGCCGCTGATCCCGGCGCCAATGTTAGAACTGCCAAGCGCTCGCTGATACGGATCAACAGCAATCTGCTGACCTGCGATACCGCTGTCCATCTGACCGGCGCTGCCGAGTGTGTTGGCGGCTTGGCCGAAGCGGCTGAAGACATTGCCAGTAACCATGTTGTTGGTCGCAGCGGCGAAGTTGCGGCGGGCAGACTCGCGGGCTTGGGCGGCGGCATCACGGTTAAGGATCTCGGCGGCGCTGCTGCCCATGCTTGTGCCTAGACCGCGTGCCGAGAAGGCGGCGCGGGCCGCCTGCTGGGCATCGCGGACTTCCTCTGCGGACAGCGAGCGGCCAAGGGCGAGGTCCGCCATGGCCTGACGGCGAAGCTCGCGCTCAATCTGTGTCGGCCCGCTTTTCTTGAGCAGCGTCTGCCCCACACCGCGCACGCTGGCGGCATCGGAGATCGCTCTGCCAAGTCCCTCCCGTGCGCGTTGCGTGTATTCGTTGTTAAGGTTGCCGGAGATCTTTTGGATCGTTCCGAGCTGCAAAGCCTCAAGCTGCGGATAGGCGTCGATCTGGGCCTGCACTTGAGCGCGGGCGGCTGCGGCTGCTGCCTCGCTGGCTGACGCCATGAGCGCGCCGTAGTTAAGCGGCTCGGCCTGCGCCGGTGCTGATTTGGATTTCTTTTTTGCCATGTTAGTGAGTGGTTAGTGTTTTGCGCGTTGGCATGGGGTCATCGGAAGATGGCGACAGAAACCACGGCACAGTCGTTAAGTGCTGCCGCGTCGTCTGAAGTATAAACTTGGCAGTTAGTTGTAGAAAATGCAGTTGTCGCCACTGGAGCCATTATTCTTGGGAAAGCTGATGTCGTTGTTAAAACAGCAGACCCAGTAACACAGTAGTTTGCGTCCGGCATAGCCGTGGTAAACATGACGGTATAGTCGCCGGTGCCATTTTTTGTGACGCTCGACACATTGCCGCTGGCGCGGATAGTCGGCGGGGACGTAGTTCCGTTAAAATTTACCCAAGCCCTGCACGCAAAAATCGGCGGCGAGTTGTCGGCGTTGAGTGCTTTTTTGATTTCACCTGCGTTGGCGGCGAGTGAGAGCTTTGCATCGGTGACGGCATCGTCGGCAATCCGATCAATCGGCAGCGTGCCGGTCGTGAGTTTGCTTGCGTCGATGCCGGTGGCGAGTTTGGCGTTGGTTACTTCGCCATCTGCCAGAACTACAGTCGGAGCTGCTGCTGAGTTGAGTTTTGTGGCCGTGACAGTTTCTCCTGCCGACCAATTATATCCTGCTGTTACGGTTGCCATGATTGTCTTCTTTCGTTGTTAAGCTGCGCTGCGGGTTTCTGTCGGAGGCAGAGATTTCGGTGACGCCTCAATGCTGGCGCTGCGGATTTCCGGTCGTCCGTTGGTTGCCTCATAAATGACTTCAGCGGCGTGCGCCTTGTATCGCACCGGCGCTTTCATGTTGTAATCCTCCGAGCTGCCGCTGGCGTTGGTCAGCGCGCCGATGGTTGTTTCTGTGTCTGGGTTGATTGTGACGATCTTCGACGTGACGCTTGAGCCATTCGGCAAGACGGTGTCGGCTATAACTCGGAGGAACCGCTTTGAGTGCATGTCGCCGAAATCGTAGCGGCGGGTTTTGATCTTTCCGGTGACGGTGAACTCTGCGGCTGATGCCGTATCGTCCTTGCCGCTGTCTTTCTCGTTGAGCAGATAGAGGCTGCCGCTATTGCGGACGTTGAACACGCGGCGCTGGTTCTGGTAGGTGCTGACGCAAATCTGGTCAACGCCGATGGAATACTTGTCGCGGAACTCCCATTGCTCGTTGAGCGCGTTCCAGCAGATCACCAAGTCGTTGCCATCGGCCGCGTCGGTTGTTGTCGGAAGGGCGAGCAGGTATCTGTTGTCGTGCCAGAGCGCAAATGCCTTGCTGACTCGGTTGGCATTGACGCTGGAAAAAAGGTCAGCAATCGGGTCGGAGAGCGGTCGCGTGTCTCCGCGCAGCTTTAGATCGAGTTTGGTGTCTAGACGGTAGACTCCTGCGTCCGAGAGGAAGAAGACAAAGTTGCCAGCAGTGACGATACTATTGCGCGCCGAGCAGCCGATCTCGTCGGTGACCAGATCCATTTTGGCAATGGCCGTATTTATTGAAAATTCGCCGCCATCGGTGCTTGGAAAGTCGGCCAGCGTGGCGAGCCAGATCGACTTGCGGCAGAAGACAAGGGCGGACCCTTCAACCCAAGGATGCACAGCCACGATAAAATCATTGCCGCCGGAACCAGCGCGGAAGGACGACCAGAACGGATCGTAGGTGTCGCCGTCCAAGTAGTCCGAGATGAGCACTTGGTCGCGGCCGTCAGGGATGACCAGCCGGTTGCTGATGAAGGACGCCCAGCCGACCGAGCGCATGCTCTTGTAGGTGGCAGGCAACCCGCTGGGCACGCCCGCCGTGGCGCGGACAAAGCTGCCGCTGCCTGTCCAGTAGATGGGCGGCTTGACGCGGCGCACAGTGCGGCCGGTTGTCGTGGCGTCGGTTGCGGTGCCGCTGGGAACGGTAATCTCAAAAGAGTCCGTTGCCGCCGTTTGGATGTCGTATTCGTGGGTGTCAAAGGCGGGCGTGCTGCTGCCCTCGATGCGCACGCGCATGCCGGCCGTGTAGCCATGGGCGGTGAGATTTACGGTCGCCGTAGTTCCGCTCACGGTAATGCCGCCGGACGTGACAGCCTTGCTTCCCCATCCGGTGACGGTCTGGTCGGCTTCGCGCAGAATGTAGAGGCGGTCAAATGCTTGAATGACCGAGACAGTGTCAGTCGGCTCGATGATTTCGGCCGCGCCGCTGGTCGGGTAGGTAACTTCTGGCAGACCACTGCCGGTTCCCGCCGTTGCGTCTTCGCGCCAAAGGAACGCGCGGTCGGGTCCGGCCAGCACCACATACTCGTCGGCGCTGTCGTAGTTCTTTGACGCATAGACACCGGCCGCGAAGATGCCGCCGGTGTAGACGTTGCGGACGATTGGGCCTTTGTTGGCTAAGATCGTGCCGGTCGCCGGTGTCGCGGGGCTTCCGCTTACGGTGTAGGTGAAAGTGTTTGCGTCAGTTACGGTGATGACGAAGTCGCCGTTGTATTCGCTCTGCGCGGCTTCGCGAATGTTGACCTTGTTGCCTGTCGTGTAGCCGTGCGCCGTGCTGGTCGCGGTAGCTGTCGTGGTTGAGCGTGTGAGCGAGCTAATCGTCTTGTCGCCAGCCAGCGCGAAATCCAAAACGAGCGGCGAGTCGGCCGTGCTGATGCCGGTCGCCAACCGCTTGGCGCCCTTGCGGACTTGTGCCACTCCGCGATCCAGACGCACATTCTCGGCGAGCTGCAACATTCCGGCAGGCAGCGTCAGCGGGTTAAGACGCGAGGCAAATCCGATGAACCCGCGATCACCGTCGCGTTGAACTGGACTTTCGAGGGCCATTAGTTGAGGGCTGCTTTCAGTCGGCTTTTGAATCGCGCCGCGTCAGCGGGCGAGATGTCTGTTTTGCGGGTTGGGGAAACTTGCTGGTGGGTGACCACCATGTTCAGCGGAATGCCCCACTTCTTCATACGAGGAACAATGTATTCGATGGCCGATGCCATAGCGTCCTCGCCGAGTGGTTTGTCGTAGGTGTTGCCTTCCCATGACACTCCGAGAGACCAGCTATTAAGGTCTTTGCGGCCGTGCCATGAGCTGACACCGGCGTGCCAGCACCGGTCAGTATCGTTAGCGAATACAGTCCGGCGGCCGTCGCGGGCGATGAGAACATGGTAGGACACTTTAGATGCGGGGTTGGTGATCCACTCGGTGCCACCAAGATAACTTCCGTCGCTGTGGTGCAGGACAATCGCTTCCGGCTTGATGCGGTTGGTCTGTTTGTTCGGGGTGCTGACTCGCCTCTCGTCGTAGGTTTTGTCGGGTCTTGCGGGCGTGTAGGTTGTTGTGGATACGGATGGCAAGCTCGGCAAGGCGGGCGCTGGGCCAGTCGCGGACTTTGAGCCAAACAATTTCCTAATCCACTTCCACATGGTTACTTCGCGTAGCCCTTGGGCGGCGGGTTGACGGTGACGGTGGCCTGCTGCTTCACAAAGTCATAGCCGACCGTGACGCAACCACCCGCACCGACAGCCCAGATGGCTGCAAGGATCGCAAAGGCAATGCGTTTTGGGGCGCGGCGCATGATAGAGTCAGAGGCGTGCGTTGTGGTCTTTCGCCATCAACAATCCCCATCCGGCGAGTAGACTTGCGCCGACGAGGCCGAGGTCAGGGATTGTGCCGCTGGCCAGAAATTCGCGTCCGGCCGTGGACAAGCTGGCGATGATAGTGAGTGCTCCGAGTAGGTTCGTTTTCCAGTTTCTCATTTCTTTAGTTCTTTCTGTTTCTTCCTGATGTCGTGAAGGACGCTGATGAGCGTGGCCAGTCCGACCAAAATTCCTATAATTAGTCCGCCTATACGGAGGGTTGCTTCCAAATGGGGCAGCATGCTGAACACTGAGGAGCCGATAGACGTGGCCGTGCCGATGACGCCTTTTTCCGTCGTGCTGAAATTGTGATGAAAATACTGCAAGCTCATCGCGCGGCTCCTCAATGCGGTTACTTCAAGTAGGCAAGCACGGCACCGGCGTGCAGTTTGATCTCGGTGAAGCTGCCCTCGATGGCGGTGCCGACCGGAAACGCATAGGCGCTGCCGCTGGTCGTGTTCGCCACGTTGGTCTGGTTGCCCGCGAGCGTGTGGAACTTGGTCGCGGCGTCGAGGCTTTCGACAACGCTGAATGTTCCGGTGACGGCCGTGGTGTCGGAGATGAGGCGGACGCCGTTGGCCTTGTTCGTTGTTCTGACGTTAGGGTTCATAGGATTAGTATTGGTTGACGCGGGCGGTCCACATGGAGGGTTGGCCCTGTTGGAAATAATATTTGTCGCGCTGCGAGATTAACTCGGCTTCTGCGAGCTGCTCCATGGCCAGAGCCTTGTCGAACTGGCCGTCCTCAATCTGCAAATCCGAGGCGAGCTGATAGCCGACTGCTTTTGCGAGGACGGCGGGCACGGTCGCGGAGAGGTTGCTCGCGCTGTATTCGGTCGGACGGATGCGGTAGTTGACCCAGACGGTGCTCGGCAGGTCGGTGCCTTGCGGGAAGCGCACGTTGTCGCCGAGGAGGGTGAAGCCGATCTGGCGGGGCGCAACGTGGGTTGCAGGGTTGTCGCGGAGGACGGCGAACACTTCGCCCATGGCGGTCTGGCCGCTTTGCTCGTAGGGGATGAAGTAGCCGGTCGTGTCATCGCCTTCGACGGTGCGCTCTTCAACGCGCATAAGCTCCGGCCAGTCGGCCCACTCCCAGCAATCCGCGATGCGTTCGTTGGCGGCGGCGACCATCATGGTTCTTGCGCCGGATGGGATGGCGTCGATGGTGCTGGCGTCGTTGCCGACACGCTGCCATGCGCGTAACAAAATAGACTGAAGAGTTACAGTTCTCACGGAGACACTAAGGCACTAAGGGGTTAAGAGTTTGCATGGCGGACTGGACGGCGGCTTCGAAGGTGCTGGGCGGATGCGGC